GGGGCGGGTTCAGTAGTGCCCGCCGTAAGGTCAGCGATTGAAGTACAGGCTTCTTTGGGTTCTTCAAAAAAAGTTGGAGTTATACTTGCTTTGCCCAAGGCTTCTGAAGGAAAGAGGGTTAATGCTAACGCGGCCAATACTTTAAATCAAGTTTATGATTTGGTTGAACAGGGTATTGTTTCCCCTCTTATTCTAATTGACAACGAAAAAATTGGGGAACTATATCCTAATTTAGTAGTTTCTGAATTTTGGAACGTAGCCAATCAAAGTATGGCTGGTTTATTTCATTTATTTAATCATACCGCCGCCAAAGATAGCACCTATTCATCTTTTGATTCAAATGATTATAGGCAAGTTTTAGATTCTGGTTTAATTGTTTTTGGAGCTTCTCCCGTTTCAGAGTGGAAAGACTCCATTAGTATAGCTCGTGCCGTAAGAGAAAATTTAAGAAATAATTTGCTTTCTGGAGGAATTGACTTGAGCACTGGAAATTCTGCTGCTGCAATTATAATCGGCGGAACTGAACAATTGAATAGTATCCCGCAAAGTTATCTTGATCAAGCGTTCGATCAGCTTTCTAAAATGATGAGACCCAATAGCGTAGTTCATCGTGGGATATATAGCGGCGATAAACCCGCTCTAAACGTTTTCTCTTCAATCGGAGGTCTTGGAAGACCTCAAGAGAAAATAAGTCAACTTAAAAAATTAGGTGACTTACCTGAATAAATCGTGTATAGATAAATATTATGGCAGCTAATAAAAATAACGAAGTAAAACCTGGTTGGAAGAGTACAGAATTCTGGGTCACTGTAGTAGTCGCAGTCGCATCTCTCGCTTGGGGTGCTGGAATAGTCGATCCCGCAGGTGATTCAGGCGCTGATAAAACTTTTGGATTTGTATGTTCAGCACTTAGTGCTCTTGGATATACCGTTTCCAGAGGTTTAGCTAAAAAGAAAGCATAACCCTCGATGTGGGGCTCTTTACTAAAGGCTGTTTTAGAGTGGCTCACTGGCCTCGCCCGTGAAGATACTAAAGCGGGTGATGCTGACGCCACGCCTAAAAGTCTAAAAGATAAATGGCGTAAACGTATACAGGAACAAGAACAAAAGTCAAAAAATGAAAAAGATAGCAATTCTGATTCTAATTAGCTTATTGTTAATGGGTTGCGGCTCAACTCGCGTAGTGTTCGTTGATACTCAATCGAACCTCGTAAGAATAGGGCCAAACTTTCCTGCTGGAAAAGTTTACATCTTAAAAGACGGAGAGTGGATTCTCTCTAAAAATAAAGTAGAGTTACCCGAAGGATGGTATGCTGGAGGGCTTCCAACCGACGACTAATTAATATTAATAATAATTAACACAGAGAAACCCTTTTGGGTTTCTCTTTTTTTTGTGTATATATATTAGAGTTATGAAAACTTTTTCTTTTTACGATATAGATAATATAATCAAAAGAAAAGAATCATACTATAAAGGTCTTTCAAAGGGGTCTAACCACGATAAAAAAGTCGCTATTTACGCTCTTCAAGTCTTAAGCTCATTAAGAAAAGACTTCGAAAAATCTTATAAAGAAAAGTGATTTTTTACTTCTCATTTGTGCAAAATAAGTTTAATATTAGTACACCCTTCTGTTAAGGGTTTAAAGTTATGAAGACTAATATTATTAAAGTAATGTTGATTGGTGCAACCGCTACCTTTTTGGGGATGGGTTGTGCTCTTAGTGAAAAGTTGCCGTCCGTCACCCTTGGTGGCGCGGCTAACAAGGACGCTGTATTGGATGCCGAGATCGGTAAGGCTGGTGTATCAGTCACAGCGCCCCTTGTGAACGTAGACGTGCCATTTCCAACTGTGGACGTAAAAGACGGCAAGAAGAAGTAATTTCTCGCCTCGGCTACCCAACCCAAACCGTACCTCGAAAGGGGTGCGGTTATTTTTTTTGAAAAAATATTTGATTTTTATTATAAATATTATTAATTTTTAGTGTATAATTTATTACCTATGAATGGGATCGAATACGAATTAAACTCGTCAGACGAGAATTTTGATAAAAATCTCTCGTGGAAAGAATCCCTAACTAGGCTGAAAGATGACGAAGCTGTAAATTTTTCTGTAAAAGTTATTGAGGCTTTGGAAAAGAAAATGCGAGAGCACAATTCTGCTAGTTCTAATAAAGTTTCTTTAAAACAACTTAAAAAAGTTTATAGACGGGCCGCTGGAAATGTTTTTGCTGACGTTCCAGAGGTGAATGACAATAAAGGCAAATGGGCTATGGCGCGAGTAAATATGTACTTGCGAATTTTAAATGGCGAACCATTACCAAGGGAAACTCACGCTACGGTTAATTTTGATTACATTGAAAAAGATATCGATTTAATTGATGCAGTTATCCCTACTAAAGAAGACTTCTTAAAAGCTTCTGAAGATATAGAAAGATTTAATCTAGATGATGAAGATAACGCAAGCTTTGCTTATTTTATAGATTAGTTTATGAAAAACTTCGAACATGAATGTAATGGTAAAGTTGCTGATGCATCTTTAGAAACCCAAGCTAAATGTGAAAATTGCGATTGTAACGGAGAGGATGTAACAGAGGTTCCTTGCGATTGTTCTTGTCACGGTAATTAATTTTATTATATAGGAAATTATAAAATATGTCAGCAGAAGGATCATTTAGAGCAGACGGGTTACCTAATAGCGCTGAATACGCAACGGTAACGGGTAATATTTCAGCGGGCAAGTTAGCCATTAGTACAGAGGGTGGCAAGTCGTCTGTCAACATAACCGATATAGTTGTTAGTAAAAATACTGATGGAGATTTTACTTTTTACGATGGAACCACGGGTAACGGAACACAGGTTTTAAAATTGTTTGTAAAAGCTAGTGATAACGGTAATTCTACTGATGTAATTAATTTTACCCAAGCTTTGAAAATTAGGCACAACGCTGGCCTTTACGTGTTATGTGATTCCTCTGATACTGATTACTCTTTGCTTATAAATTATTACCATTCTAATGCGAGATAAAAATTTAATTATGAAAGAACATAAATTTACTTCTATTTTTAGTTCTGAAATTAAACCTTTGGTTTCGGAGGAAAAAGATAAGTACCTAGCTATGGCTAGTTTGGTGGAGGTCGGAGAATTTGTTCCTGATGTTGACACCAAAAAAAATGTAGACCTTTTACCAGTTGCTTTTAACGCTTGCGTTATTAACAGGGTAAATAAGAATGGAGATGTAGTGGACACACCCACTGCCATAGCCATGTACAAAGACTTTATTAATAAACCGATTA